AAACTGATAAAATTCGTGTTGTAAATTCATTCTATCTAACCATTGTAAAGTTTCATAATATGATTTTAATATTTTATTTGGATTATTTGTTTTTATTGGATCATATTGTGGGATTACAGTACGTGCATTTAAATCAAACATTGTGGCATTATACATAACTAATCTAAAATACACCTGTGATCTATAAAACAAATAACGAGACAAATTTCTTAAGTTGTTCTCATTAGAAGAAATGTTTTGCAAATATGAAATTACATTATCTTTACTATAAGAATTTAAAGTTGTCTGGCGACCAGTTTTTGTTACATCCCTAATTTTCTTAAATGCTTCTTGTGTATTTTCAGTATTCTTTTCATACCATTCCTTCATTTCCGCAACAGTACGTTTAGTTTTTGTTGCAGGTATATTTGTTCCCATTGTTACTGTTGTAGAAGGTGCACTTTCTGTCACCTTTGGTTTATTTTTACTGCCCTTTGGTCTTCCCATCGGTACACCTCCCTTTATTTATTTTTTTTTAGTATTTTTTATTTATATTTATTTTTTAAAATTTTATCTTGACAAACTATATTATTTATGATATATGTTATATTGAGAAAATATATTTTTATTTAGTTTAAAATTTAAAAGTAAGAAGATCTCTTTGGTGTTTTGATTGGTAAGAGATCTGCTAGGTTGGTTGTTGTAGGTTTTCTCTTTCTAGAAGTAATATTCTTTCTTCTTTCACACATAAGAGCATATGAAGCTAAACAACAAGTATAAGCTCTATCATCATGCATTTTATTTGCTTTTTCTGCAGTCAATTCGAAAGAGTCTTTTCCAGATTCTCTCTTTTTACGAACCATATTGACAAGCTCTTCTTTTAATGCGTCCATATTAACTAAAGCAATTTCATCTTGCCAATCAAGTTTAATTGTTTTAGTTTTTACAGATTGAACTTGCTTTAACTCTTCGTCAAGTTTATTACTAAACTCTTCATTAGAAAGTTTCTGTTTCTTTAATTTATTTATAATCTTTTCTTTCTCTTTTGCCAACTTTTCTTCATCAACATCAAATACAGTTAAGATACCTTTTCTGTCATATTGCGCTGTAAAGCTAATTTTATCTTGATTCATTAATTCTATCATTGCTTCGTACATTTCTGATTTATAGCCTGAAGGAGATATTAACCTAACTTTGTCAACTGCATTAGGAAACTTTTTAACATATTCAGCAGAATATTCTTTGTCAATTAAACCTCTATGTTTAATTCCTGCTTTATCTACCCAATCTTGCATTAAATAGTCTGCAATGTTAACGCCTCCACCACCAGAACCAGCATCAATATATATTCCAACAATGTTTTCATAAGCATCAGCACCACCATTATAATCAAGAATAACTTTTTTAAGATATTCAATCTGATCAGGTGTTTGCATAGGAGATTTAATCTTTTTACCAACGTCAATCAAGTTAATACAGTTTACAAGTCTCATTCTTTTATCAATAGAACCATCAACTTCTTCGTGATCATATATTTCACCAACCAAAATAACACTATTGTCTCGGCTTCTAGCTGGGTCATAACATATAACAAATTTCTTATCACCAGTATCATTATAAAGAAGTGGTTTTCTAATTTCTTCATTTCTAGTAATAACACCTCTTTTAATAATTGCATTTTCACCTGCTTCAGTAGTAAATTGACAATAATATTCTCGTCTTGCCTTTTCAGGATTTGTTCTCATTTCAGATTGAACAGTAGAACGAGAGAGAAGAGGAGTAATTAATTCTCCATGCATTGTTGGTTTAAATGCCAACTCGCAATCAATATGTAAAACACAATAATCTGGGTCTCCCATAATTTGTTTCTTTGCAAAATCTTTATATAATGCAAAGAATTTTGTATCAGTACTAGAAGCAGAACTGATATATATTTTCTGATATGGCATGTCAGGTGGGAAACATCTTTGTCTAATTGGATCAATTGATTTTCCACTTGCATCTTTACCAGTTTTCAAATCTCTATTAACTACAGCAAACGCACTATATACGTTCATCATTTCTTCTGATAAGAAACCACTTTCATCAAAAACTACGCTACCACGATACAATTGTTATCCTACAAGTTTTTTATCTTATAGTTCTTATAGTTTTATTCCTATAAGCTCGGCATACCTTTTCATCTACGACTTTACGTTTAGATGGTGCGAACTCGTGGAGTTATTATATTCTAATATTAATTAGTTTCAAACTCTATGCTCTGCATGTGACTAAACTTTTGCATTTAGCCTTCCATTCTGATTAACATTTCAGTCTTCCAGTTTTCTTTCGCACTTATTTTTCTCTAATTATTTCTAATTAGTGAGGCAATCGTTCACCTCTTTTAGCGTCTATATTTGAATTTAATGTTTGTGTCATTGAACCATTATATAAAGAATAGTTAAATCCATTACTGCTATGACTAAATCCATCACCTGCAGCGTTTTTAATTTCTACTTCGTTTTTGAACACAATTCCAGTAGACCCTGAAAATGTATCAATATTATCATTAGCAAGTCTTTCTAACGTAGTAAAAGTTTGTTCAGCCTGAGAACCAGAACCACTTGCTATATAGCTCCAATAATTTGCGAAGCACATTCCTTTTGCCATGAGAGATAAATCAATAACAGTAGATTTACCCCAACCACGAGTACACACCAAAAGTGCATTAGGACAAATCCATGTTTTTTGTACTGCAAGTGCTTGGCTATCAAGAAGTTCTATGTTGAACATAATGTCTATCATTTTAACAGGGTTACATTGAAAATACTTTTGCATATTTGCAATCTCCAATAAAGCTTCTATTTTTCTACTGGATAATGGATAATTAATTGGTTTTACAAAAATACCATAGTCTTGATAGAAATCTTTATCATAATCTAATTGATAATTATTATACGGAAGTAGTATCTGATTCATCTTCATCTACCTCCTCAACAGTTGTTTCTATTTCATCGTCACTCGCAAATATAGAGTACAATTCTTTTAAATTTCTATATTCAATATCTGGATTTATATTATTATCTTCAAAATAATCCTTAAGATCTAAATTCTCTTGTAAAAGAATTCTATTAATTTCTTTATAAGAATCTCTTTCTTTTCTTAAAGCTTGATTATCTTTTCTCATTTCTGCAACCATATCTGACCAATCTGATTCATCAAGTGCCAACTGCTTCATAATAGAAGCATCACTGATTTCCTGTACTTGTTGCATACCCTTGCAAGTTGCTATATCAAATCCATTAACTTGTCCATCTCTAAGATTTAAATCTTTAATCTTTTTAATTTTACCAGTCCAAGTATTTTCACCTTTCTTAGCATTTTTATTATTTTTCAATGAAATACAACTTTCTGCTGCCAAATTCGTAATAGTACTTGTAATTTTTGATTTGCTATCTTGAAGTGATTTAATAGTAGCAGAATTTTTATCTATATTTTTAATATCTGCCATAAGATTTGCTATGGCATTATCTATCTTAGAAGATTGCAAGAAACTTCTTACAATTGAAATACAAGAAGCATTTCTCATCATATCATCATTCTCATCTCCACCAGCATCAAGTAATCCTATTAACTGAGAATATAAAAATGGTTGATCACTTACAGCTTCTTGTTCAAATGGGTCATAACTTAATAATCTAATAACATCTTTTTTATTCTTAATAAAATCATCATAAGTATCTTGACCTGCATGTTCTTCGACAATCATTTGAGGTGTTTTTTCATCTTCATAAACAACTTTTTCTTTGAACATGTCACTGTCAAAATAGGTAAGACCATTATATTGTCCCATTGCGACATTCTTAAAATAAGCGGTTGCTGGACTATGTTTTACTTTTCCTGCTACTAAATTTTCTGATTCTTGTATACTAGAATCCCATAAATCATTTAAAAATGGTTTATTCATGTATTTAAGGCTTAAACAAATTGAATCCATATTACATTCATGTTCATTGCCATTTTTATCTGTTCTCAATGCCAATTTACGAGCACAAGTTTTACATATTTGAGTATGCCCTGCTTTATTCATTGGGTCTGTACTAACATAAAAATCGTCCTTTTTTTTTAATGTGTCACATATAAGACAACGAGAACTATTTCTAAGCTTTTCATTTTCTTCTTTTAATTTTTCTATTTCTTTTTTCATTTGAGCAGGAGTCATTTTGACATCCGTACTCATTTTTTTTACAGTTGCCATCTAACAACTCCTCCTTTTAATCATAATTTATTCCAATAAAATAGAAGAGTAGCCATACAACCAACTCTTCTTCATAAGCCTCGAATCGGACTTGAACCGATAACCTGCTGATTACAAATCAGCTGCTCTGCCAATTGAGCCATCGAGGCATAAATTTAATTAGTTAAATAAATGTTTAGTGAATTTATAAATTAAAATTTTATTGTATTTTAAAAGGATTGTGGGCTTAGGTAAGCACATAATCAAAAATATAAATATAAAAAAATACCTGTTTTAAGAGTGCTTAGGTAAATACATAAGATCACTAAACATTTATTTATCAACCAATATTAATACAAAGAGCCTTGATATTTCACAAGGCTCTTTGCAATCATGTATTCAATTTTATTTTAATTAAGCATTAAATAAAGCGTTAATTTCAGCTTCTGTAATAGCTTCAACACCTTCGCCAAGAGTTGACTGTAAACCAGCGATATCCTGTGCATTCTTAGCGATAGCATCAGTATTTGTCTTAACCTGACCATTTGTAAGAGCAGTTACTGCATCATTTGCCTTTGCAACTTCTGTATCTGTGTATGCTTTAGCTTCTGTAAGTGCATCACTAGCAGCACCTGCAGCGTCATAATTCGAAGCCAATCCATCAGCGTATGCTTTAGCTTCAGAAACAGCTTCGCCCTTAGCTGTAGCAATATCAGTAGCAACCTGTGTCTTTTCAGCATAAGCAGAAAGATCAAGAGCTGTACCTAATTCTTCCCAATGACCTGCTCCAGTTTCAGCATTATCAACTACCCATACGAATTCAGCAGAAGTACCCTTATCTGTTGTAGTTACATTCCATACATCACCACATACATTACCTTCTGTTGGAAGTTCATCTTCAGTAGCCTTCTGACCTTTATATGTAAGAGCAGAAGCAAGACTTTCTTTAACAGTCTTTACTGCCTGTGCCACAGTTGTATCTGTGTATCCTTTAGACTGAGCTAAAATACCTGTGTCTGCATTATTAATAGCAGCAATATCATCAGCATTTTTCTTAATATCAGCTTTAACCTGAGTATCATCGTAAGCATTAGCCTGAATGTCTGCAATAATACCCATTACAGTTTTTCCGTCTTCAACAGTACCAATCTTTGCTTCAAGAGCATCTACGTCAGCCTGAGCGTCATCTCCAGCCTTCTTAGCAGCTGCGATAGCGTCATCTTTGCCATCAGCATAAGTCTTTGCCTGAGCAAGAATACCTGTATCAGCAGCGTTAATTGCTGTAATAGCGTCAGCATTTGCTTTAATATCAGCCTTAATCTGAGTATCATCATATTCAGCATCCTGAATAGCAGCATCAACTTCACCTTTTGTGTAAACTTCACCTTTTGTGTAAACTTCAGTCTTATCAGCCTTACCATCTTCAAGAGCAGAAAGTCTTGTAAGAACGTCTGTTAAATCTGTCTGTGGAAGTTCAATAGAATAAACAGGAGCAGTTTCACCTACAGGTTCTGAAACATTATAAAAATTAAGTGTGTTACCTGTAATTGCAACAGTCTTTATTGACTTTGCATCAACTGCAGCAGCAGCTTTGTCAACATAACCTTTAATCAATCCATCATAGAGAGTAAGGTTATCCAATGTAAAAACTTTTAATTTTGCCATAATTATATATTCCTTTCTTTTTTTTATTTTTAAACACCATAATTTGGTGTTTTTAACTATGTATCATATATTTTTTATAAAGAAAAAAGACTAACAACATAT